AATAAACCGAGAGCTTCGGCCTCACAAAAACTAAATGATATGAGTACATTATTCAATGAACGTTCACCGTTCGACTTACTATTCCGTAACCTTTTTAAGGCAGACGGTGTTTTCCAACCAACTACGTTTGAAAGCAAACAACCCCACCCACTAGATATTTTTTATGACGATGAAGGACTTCATTTTGAAGTTGCCTGTACTGGTCTAACTAAAAAAGACATCCAACTAGAAATTGATGGGGATCTTTTAAAGATTGTATATAATAAACCACATGACGAAGAGTTTGATTATAGTGGCTACATCTATAAAGGATTGGCTTCTAGATCTTTTAACTTAGGTTATAAAGTAGCATCTAAATTCGAACTTGAGAAATTAGAGGCAGAAATGAAAGATGGTTTGCTCCATCTATTTATTCCAATAGCGGAATCTAAAAAAGCAAAAACAATTAAAATAAAATAAAAGTTTTACCAAAAAGGCGTGTCCTAGCGCAATATTATTCGTATATTCACGTATATTAATAATATAAACTAAATAAGTTATGTCCGAACAAAAACGTAGGAAATCAATACAAGTAATTACTGACCCTTTATTAGAACCATTCTTTATTACTAAGGATGAGTACAGTTATACTGTAAAACAAAATGTTTCATCTGATGCCACACATTTTAGATCAAAGGGGAATGCAAAAACATATGAGAAATCATTATATTATTTTACTCGTTTTGATCAAGCCTTAAATAAAATAGGGGAATTGAAAGCGGGTATTGAAAATTACGATAGTTTAGAAGAGTATATTAACAATTATATAAAAATTAGTACTAACATTAAAAATTACACAGATGGAATTAGAAGCATTGTTTGATGCCGTTATTGTTAAACCTCAAGAATTAGAGGAAACTACCTACGGGTCAATTATTGTTCCCGATATTGGGAAAGATAGAAACGAACATGGTACTGTAGTAGCAGTAGGGCCTGGAAGACCAACACAAATGGGAGGGTTTATACCTACTACGGTTGAAATAGGGGATAAAGTAGTACTGCCAACAATGGGTTTTACTAAACTTCAACATAAAGGAGATGAATATTATATTGGAGCTGAGAATACTATTTTAGCAAAAATCAATCAAAAAGAAAAACAAGAAGATGAGTAAACAAGTAACACTAGGCTCAACAGCCAGGGAAAATTTAGTTAAAGGTATTGATATACTGGCAAATGCCGTAGTATCTACTTTAGGACCTAACGGTAGGAATGTAGTAATAGCAAATGAACAAGGTGCTCCACAATCAACAAAAGATGGGGTTACAGTAGCTAAATCCATTACACTAAAAAACCCAGAACAAGAATTAGGGGTACAGTTAGTAAAACAAGCAGCAATTAAAACAGCAGAAAAAGCAGGTGATGGTACAACAACATCTACTTTATTAGCACGTGAAATGGTAAAAGCAGGATTAAATGCTTTAAATAACGATGAGAATGCTGTTCAAATCAAAAGAGATATTGATGTTGCTGTAAAGCAAGTGGTTACTAATCTAAGAACCCAAATTTCAGAAGATATTTCAGGTGAAGAACAATTAGAACAAATTGCTACTATCTCAGCTAACAATGACCCAGAAACTGGGAAATTAATTGCAACAGCCATTGATAAAGTAGGAATGGAAGGTGTTGTGCATATTGAAGAATCTCGTACAGGTGAAACATATTTAGAAACGGTTGAAGGTATGCAATTTGATAGAGGTTATAAATCTCCATATTTTGTTACTAATAACAATACTATGACGGCAACATTAGATAATCCACTTATTTTAATCGCAGACCAAACTATTACTCAGGTAAAAGAATTATTACCTGTCCTAGAAGCAGTATCATCCCAAGCAAAATCATTACTAATTATTGCCGAAGATATAGACCAAGAGGCACTAGCAACTCTTATTGTTAATAAAATGAGGGGTACTATGAAAGTATGTGCTGTAAAAGCACCTGATTTTGGGGATAGACGTAAATTAGTTTTAGAAGATATTGCTATTACTACTGGTGGGGTAGTATTCGATAAGCAAAAAGGAATGAAATTGGATAAGTTTAGCTGGGAATGGTTTGGAGAAGCAAGAACAGTAACTGTAGGAAAAGAACAAACAACCATAGTAGATGGAAAAGGTACAGTTGAAGCTATTGAAACACGTATTGAAGAACTCCAACAACAAATTGACAAATCAGAAACACCATTTGAAACTGAAAAACTTCAAGAAAGACTTTCAAAGTTTGTAGGAGGAGTAGCAGTTATCCATGTAGGTGGAAATACTGAAACCGAAATGAAAGAAAAAAAGGATAGAGTTGATGATGCATTACATGCAACAAAAGCCGCTATTGAAGAAGGAATTGTACCTGGTGGCGGAATGGCTTTATTATATGCTTCCCAAGATATAAAATCGGATTCAACTGGAGCTAGTATTGTAAAAAAAGCATGTAAAAAACCATTCATCCAAATTTTAGTTAATGCTGGTTATGATAATACCCAGGCTGAAATATTAGCAGCAAGATTAATTAATTCTGGTAATGATACGTGGGCCGGATATAATATTAAAACTGAAGAAATAGTTGATATGAAAGATGCAGGTATTATAGATCCAACTAAAGTGGCTAGAGCAGCATTACAAAATGCGGCATCAGTTGCAGGTACGGTTTTATTAACTGAGTGTACTGTAGTAAATGAATTATCAGAGGATAGTCCTCAACAACAAATGGACCCATCAATGATGGGGTATTAATAATTAAAATAAAAAAATGACAAAACAAGAAATTTTCGAGGTAATTGAAGAAAACTTTAATATCTTAGCAGCGGAAAATGATGGAACTACAAAAGCAAGTCAAGGACGAGCTAGAAAGGCGGCACAAGCCATCAAAAGAGTAATTACAGATTATAAAAAAGCATCTGTAGCAGAATCTAAATAAGTAAACGGGGGAGTTTTTGGCTCCCCCATTTATTTTTCGTATATTATATACATGGAAAAAATAACAAAAGAAGATTATATTTTAATTGCACGTAGGGTTCCTCCTGGGGATAAGTGGAGATTAATTGCTAATGAACCTGATGGTCCGTTACATAAAACTTTAACTGATACCTTAGAGGCGTATATGGTTAAAACAGGGTTTAAAGGGGAATACAAATTAGCCCCATTAAAAAGTGAATTATATGCCATATCAACAACAGAAGAAGAAGTAATACCAGAACCAATTAAAACATATTCGATTTATGGGGAGTTTGGACAATAGTTTATTAGTAGAAAAATATAGACCCTCTAAGTTAGAGAACTATGTTGGTAATGAGAGTATCAAGAAATCGATTGCTCAATATTTAGAACAAAATGATATTCAAAATCTAATATTTTATGGACCAGCTGGTACAGGAAAAACAACTCTGGCTAAACTTTGTATTAAAAATCTCGATTGCGATCATCTTTATATTAATGCCTCTGATGAAAGGGGTATTGAAACAATTAGGGATAAAGTACAAGGATTTGCGAGCGTCGCTTCTTTTAAACCACTTAAAGTGGTCATTTTGGATGAAGCTGATTTTCTTACTATACAGGCGCAGGCTTCACTTCGTAATATCATCGAAACTTTCTCACGTACGACAAGGTTTATTTTAACTTGTAATTATGTAGAAAGAATTATTGACCCTTTACAATCAAGGTGTCATGTATTAAAGATTGTACCTCCAACTAAAAAGGATGTAGCTAAACATTTATCTTGGGTGTTAGATCAAGAATCTATTAAATTCGAAATAAAAGACTTAGTACCACTAGTTAACCAATATTATCCTGATTTACGCAAGTGTATTAATACTATACAACTATCTACACAAGATAAAGTATTAAAATTAGATAAATCTATTTTAGTATCATCAAATTATATTGATAAAGTTATTAATGAATTATCTAATAAAGCTAATTTTAAAACGGTTCGTCAAATTATTGCTGATGCTAATGTAGATGATTTTGATGAGTTATTCAAAATATTATATGAAAAAGCATCCGAATATCTACCAGGTAAAGAAGGTACAGCAACTATTTTAATAAACGAACACCAATACAAAGCAAACTTCCGTATTGACAAGGAAATAAATATAATGTCATTAATTCAACAAATAATAAATAACAAGTAAAATTATGGAACAACCAGTTCAACAACCCAAAATTGATTTATCAAACACAACGGCATTAAAGAACTTTGATGGTGGAGATACATTCACTCAACAGTTTATAATTCGTAAAGTATCTAGATTTGTAACAGGTACGGATGAAGATGCTATGATGCCAATTCCAGTATTTGTATGTAGTGAATCAGGAAAAATTGTAGGTGAAGGATTACCACCTGAATTAAGAGAAGAATATAAAGATCAACTTCTTTAATGAAAAACATCTTTGATTGGTTAAAAGCAATTAATACTACTAAACCCCCAGTCGAATCTTTTACAGATAAAGACTGGGAAGTTTGGAATAGCTATATGGTACACAGATTCATCAGTATGAATCCTGACTATATTGAGATTGTAAACTATGTACAAGATTTTCCTCCACAGGAAAAGAGAATGATTTATTCTATTTATAAGGAATTTATACCTAAAAATAATAAATGGAGTAAATATGTTAAATCTAAAGTAAAACAACCCAATAAAGATTTAGTAGACCATATCAAAGAAAACTTCCAATGTTCAAGTAAAGAAGCAAGAGAATATATAACTTTGTTGGATACCCCACAAATTAGTCGTATATTATCGAATAGAGGATTAAATACAAAAGAAATAAAACCATTATTAAAATGAACAAATTAGTAAATATGTTACGTTTATCTGCACAAGCAGATAGAGCAAAAGCATTATTATCACTTGAGTTATTAGGTAATAAAGCAGTTGGTATTGGAGATCATTCAACCGGGGACTTTTATAAAAATGCTGAAGAAGCACTTATTATGTTAGTTGACGCAGATGATAGGTTATCAGCATTAGATAAGTATTTTGACACTAAAGGACAACTAAATGGGTAGTTCAGTAAGTAAATGGTCAGAAACCAATAATACAACAGTATCAATTCCAAAAAATACAAAAATGAGCGATAGAGAAATAATGAATGCAAAGACTCCAATAACAGCAGTAGAAAAATTCGAAAATGAATACCCTGAATTATCAGAAGAATTTACGAACATACAACAAGAACAATATGAAATGTTTGCTCGTAAGCATTTGGACTATGGTTTAAATAACATTGCTTTAGGCGGAGATATCGTTAATAATAGCGATGATAAACAATTCTCACTAACTGGGTTATGTATTAGATTAACCGATAAAATTTCACGTTTAAAAAATCTATTAGTTAATGGTAGATCATTTGTTGAAGGTGAAGGTATGGAAGATACTTTTATTGATATAGCCAATTATGGTATAAT